ATTACTTTTCCCCTAACATTTAGAGGTAAGTATGAAAAGCCCCATAGAACTCTTGCAGGGCATCTTGGCTGACGCCGAGATGTGGTGTTGCACTTGCACCACTCGAGATCTTGAAACAATCTCGAGACGATACGAACAAGAAGGGGAATCGTTTTTAACGATTACCCTCCCATCCTTCTGTTCTGACTTTGAAAAAAGTCTTGATCAGGGAGGCGTGGATCACAATATGTTTCTTGGTTTCAAGAAACATAGAGCTCTCCCCCAATTTCTTGGAGGTTTGCTTGATCTTGTGTTCGATCGTTTTAGTGGTCGATTAGTCGGTACACCGTCTCATACTGCGATTTTCTTTGTGAGACAAATTACTCTGCTTCACAAGAAAGTCCTTAACCCTTGCAGTGATGCAAGAGAAAGAAAAGCGTATGACCAGTATATCGATTGTGAAAGGCAAGTCCGTGAGTGGGCTGATGACGCTTCAGAGCGAGATTTATCTCGGTTTGATCGCGTTTCTAGCCTTCTTTGGGGTACTATTGGCAGCCACCTTGACCATTTGGTTTATGATGGCTCTATTGTCCCCCGTCATGGTCCAGGAAAAACAGCGGACCGTTCTACCGGTAACGGTAAGTACGATAACGCAACCTGGCACACCCGTCTTGAGGAGTACTTCCCCTCAGGAGACTTTAGAATAGCAAATTATAGCTACTCTTATGTCTTAGAAGGTGTGACTTACCTTGAACCTGAAGCAGAAATCCCATCTAGGGTTGTTTCTGTTCCTAAAACGTTAAAGACTCCTCGTGTGATCGCCATTGAACCTACGTGTATGCAATATGCACAACAAAGTTTGATGGAGATCCTCGTGATCGCTCTCGAGAGGGATGACTTCCTCAAGGGTGCTATCGGTTTTTCTGATCAAGTTCCAAATCAGGAGCTTGCCAGGCTCGGTTCAATATCCGGTGATCTTGCGACCATCGATTTATCTGAAGCGAGTGACCGAGTCTCTAATCTGTTAGCTATTAGGATGCTCAGGAATTTTCCTCACCTTTGTGGTGCGGTTCAAGCCTGTCGTTCTATTGCTACAGACGTACCTGGCTATGGAATCATTCCATTATCCAAGTTCGCGTCTATGGGTTCAGCACTTTGCTTTCCGATTGAGGCTATGGTCTTTTTGACCGTAATCTGCTGCGGATATGAGCAAATGCTTAATCGACAACTGACTAAGGATCTCCTTTCTGATTTCCTTAGAAAGGTGCGTGTCTATGGTGACGATATAGTTGTTCCCATAGATGTAGTGCGCTCCGTTGTTGATAACCTTGAACTTTATGGTTTTAAGGTTAACTCCAAAAAGTCTTTCTGGACTGGTAAGTTCAGAGAGTCTTGCGGAAAGGATTATTATGAAGGTAGTGACGTTTCTGTTACTTATCTTCGTAGAAATATTCCTTTACAACGGAATGACGTTCCCG